GAGTAGAACTATACCAATGGGCACAGAAAATCCCATAGACATTATGTCTATTACTTTTACTTTACCAATTTGGATCAGCAGTCCTGCCAAGGTTAGAAAACTGGGAGTTGTGGAACGAATTATCAATTCAATTTACGATGCCCAGGGAGATCCACTCAATGCCATTGCCGACAATGATTTGTTGTTGGGTACCCGATTAAAGCTGACCCCATATGGATACAAAGTTCTATTGCTGGATGGTCAATTGCAAATTCTTAATAATAATGCGGTGATCAGTACCACAGCACAAAATCTTGCGCCCTTTACTTTTCCGGTCATAGAAGATCCACAAATTGTGTGGCCCGCAGTCATTGCAGCATATGGTGTACTGAGACCTGGAATAAGTTACATCACTTTGAGTAACCCGTGGGAGCCGGACACAGAAATAGTTGGCACAATCACTGTCAACCCAGCCGACGATAGGTTGCTGATTTATAATATTGATCCAGATACTGCACCGGCCAATACCCTAGATCCTGTGGATGCAGTCATTAACCCTTTATTGAGTGGCCCAGATGATGGATTAGATTCCAGTCTTGTGGGTCAAAGATACTTGTTGACAGAGGGCACGGGTAATCGTGCCAATACCAGTAACCCCCTTGCTTGGTTGGGCAACAACGGTCAACCATTATATGCCGAAGCCAATGACATTATTGAGTTCGACGGTCTTAGATGGCGTGTGGTATTTGACAGTGTGAATCGACCAGATATCCAGTATGTGACAAATTTGATAACCGGTATACAATACAAGTGGACAGGCAGCGAATGGGTCAAAAGTATAGATGGATTATATCAAGGCGGCTCATGGAATCTTATATTGTAAAAGCAGTGGGCATATGGTATTACTGTTGTTTGACAAACAGATACTTGTACCTATTAAGAAACCATCCAAAAAATCCAGGATTTTGGGGTTTGCCCGGAGGCAAGCAAGAACAAAATGAAACACTGTTGCAAACCATAGAACGAGAATGCACAGAAGAACTGGGTTTTGTGCCTCGGCACATGGAGCTGCTTCCTCTGGAAAAATTCACCAGTCTAGACAACAAATTCGAATATCATACTTTTTGGGCCAGCGTGGAAGAAGAATTCACACCAATACTGAATCACGAACACATTGGATGGGCATGGATTCAATCAGGGCATTGGCCCAAACCCATGCACCGCGGACTGTGGAATGTGGTCAACGAAGATATTCTTAAATCCAAAATCACCACAATGGAAAAAGAAAATAATTTTTTGAAAACCACTGTGAAATCATAACCTTAAAATAGATCTAGTTTTGGTCATGTCTGCACAGGTATAACGCTGATAGCTTGATTTTAGATTGTCCGGCATGGGTATAAATTTAATAGAATTTGTGACTTCCAGTGCCACTGATAAAAAAGACTTAGATTGTCCTGTGCCTAGATTAAATAAGCCCGATTGGTCAACAGACATAAACCGATTTTGTAAATCAAATACTGTTTCTACTGGAATAAAATCTCTGTAATAGTGTTCGCTGCCTTCAAATAATTCTACAAAACCCTGTTCTTGATATTGTTTTGCGAACTTTGAATAAGGACTGGCCTGTGCCCCTTTGTGTTCTTCGCCGGGACCGTAAACATTGAAATATCTAAAACATTGCACCACAATGTCCCAGTCATGTTGTTGAACATATCTCTCAAATAAATATTTTGACCAAGCATAGGGAGTAAGTGGATCCGGCGGAGCTGCTTCGTCAAATCTATTATTTTTTCCATAGATGGCTGCAGTTGAAGCAAATTGTAAATTTACACCATGGCGATGGCAATTCTCCAACAATGCCACAGAAAAATCATAGTTTTGTTTCATGACTTTTTCCACATCGGTTTCGGTGGTGGAGGTTATAGCGCCCAAATGAACTATCAAATCATAGTCATAGCCAGGAAATTGCTGCCCCCATTCGTAGCCGTCTACAACATGGTCTTTTTGTAATCGTTTGTAAAAATATTGGCCTATAAAGCCTTTATGACCGGTTACTAGGATCTTCATTGAAAAAATTTTCCGAGTTTATGGCTCTATCATCTATCCAAATATCATATGAGGGCTTGAACATTTTTAATTCGTGATATAAACAACCCCATTGTTTTAATTGATTGTCTGTCAATTCACTCCAATCAATACCGGAATTGCCGCCTCTGGCAGTCCAATACACTATTATGTGCCCATCTTTGTACAAATCATTGATTTTTTTAATTCTATCTAGTATAGGTTGACTTTCAAAATATTTACTACCATTTGTAACACAAATAGTATTGTCAATATCAACAATATATTTCATTTTTGACTGTCGCCTTTTATAACACGATAATTGTCTTCTACAGAATCTTGTGTGCTGACTTCTATAATGGTGCCTTCTTCCAGGCATTCAAGTTGATGTGGCAGTAGAGGCATATTTCTCCAAACATTTCCTTCATTCAACTCGTTTTCATATATTGTAGCGGTTTTTGTATCAATATGCCTGACAATAAATTTACCAGATAACACATACCAAGTCTCATCTTTCTCGGCATGAAAGTGCATACTAAATTTTGCACCTTGATTAAATTTTAGTAATTTACCGCAATAGAGATCATTGCTTGCCCATATCAATTCATGACCCCATCCTTTGTGAATTTTGTTCGATTGACCGGTCATAATAACTCTCGCAGTTCGGGTGCATATACGCCAACATGTTTCACTGTAATTGTTGCTGCTCTAATTGCAAATTCTATCGATTTGACAATATCCTTTGTTTGTAGATACCAAAAACACAAAGAAGCTAAAAAAGTATCTCCAGCACCACAGACATCAGTGATTTCTAATTTTGGTGCAGGGTAAACCCTGCCATTGAATCTAGCACCTTTGTCGCCGTTAGTGATTATGATATTGTCGCAGACAGTTTTGGCTCGATTGTATTCGTTGTTGTTGATTTTGACAAATGCACCTTGAAATCTGGACAGATCAGTTTTTTTTGTATCAATGAACACCGGTTTTCTAAAACTGATGATTTTTTCCACTAATTCATATGACACAAATCCCTTGTCATAGTCAGATATCACAAATGCATCTACATCCTGATCAAATTCAGTCTGTGTTGACAAAGGTTTCGATTCTACATCTCGATCAACTCGAATTATATGTTGTTTGGATCTACGGTCGATCATGCGTGTTTTGGTTGATGGCTGCCCAAAATATTTTGTGACCGACACTCCCAATTTTTCTAAATTGTCAGCCACATTTGCTGCCATGCCCTGTTTGATTTCAACGGATTCGGGCACAAACACAGGTATCGGAGCTTCGGGGCTGAGTCTATCTACTCGCCCATAGTAATACTCATCTGTGCACACATCACCGATTAATATAACTTTCAATGATTTTTGTTGTTGATTCATTGTGCATTCTATCGAAAAATTTCAAGGATTTTGCATAGGTGGCTCCTATGACTGTTTGATTTTGCCAATCGGATCCCACTATCATGATGTCTGGTCTATAGTCCTTGATCAAGTCAATTAACTCATGGTTGTTGTCAAACACAGCCACACGGTCGACCGGTTTTAAATTTTGCATGACAGCCAGTCTGTTGACTTGATTATTAAATGGTCGATCTGAACCTTTTTTTTCTGTGATTCTGGCATCAGAATCGATTGCCACAAATAAAAAATCTCCAAGACTTTTGGCATAATTTAATAATTCCAAATGCCCTCTATGTAACACATCAAATGTGCCATTTACAAAAACTTTGATCATGGGTTTATGTCTATGCTATCCCAAAGAACTTTCCAATCCACATAGGGATCAGGATGCTGTTGTATGTGATGGCTGAATGTATTGACAGGAGTCACACCCAATACTCCCTTTTGAGTAAACATATAATTCAATGACTTATTTTCTAATTGTCTGGATTGATCATCGAGTTGAGGAATCAAATCAAAAAATTTATTATACAAATCCCAATGTTGAGAAAATTGCTGATGGGATGTCAAAAAAGAACACGAAGTGTCGTAGATTTGAATCCAATACCCAGTTTTGCCCATTGAAACCAGTCTGGGCGTGGGACGATTTTTATATATAAATTCCCAATATACTATGTCATTGAATGGTTGTATGATTGCATGTGTGTTGCAATTGTGCAAAATATTATAAAAATGTTCGATGGAATCATGTATGGTGTTTATGGAAAATAGATAATCATCTTGAACCTGAAATACAAAATCTTGACCGTTGTTGTCTAGCCAATTGTAACAATATCTCAGACTGTTGACCATGCCAGTCTTGGGTTTCAATGAATGCAACTTGATTGTGATATTTGGATTTTGCACTTTATCGATCAATCGATTTGTATACTCAATCAATTGCTCGGTGGCTTGATCCTCAATGATCATCAAATGATGTGCTGTTTCGGGCCTGGTTTGTTGACAATGTTGTATTGAGTCTATCAACGATGTCAATGACTTTTTTGACAACAAAGTTCTATCTTGTCCACAAAATCTAGTGTTATTTTGATAAAACAACACATCGCTCATTTGCAATGCATAATGAATATGTATGGTCATGATTATTTCATTTTGTCTATTAGATCTTGGTATCTACCTGGTTTATGCACTCTGATAAAAATATTGACTGTTTCACAGACATTGGACATGGTATTTAAATTTACATTCAATTGGGCCGACCCAATCAAGCCTTGATTTTGTTGATTTTTCCAGTATTCAATGATATTGTAACCAACATCAAATACTTCTAGATCAACTGAATGATAAATTCCAAATGTGCTTTCACTTAGTTTTCGTTCAATGGTATCAAAATTTAATTTCTGATCAAACATATGAAATGTCTTGGCACTCAATGCCCTCACATGTGTATAGTCATCCCAAAATAAGTCGCAGCGATGATGCGGGACACATATGAACCATTCGGCTTGATCTTCGCTGACTCTATACATTTCCTTGATCACATTGGTAAAAACTTTGGGATCTTGACCCAAATGTTCCAGGATATTGTCAGCAGTGATTCTGTTAAAAAAATTGTCTTCGTAGGGCCATGGTGTTTGTTCCAGATCCAAAATTTGGTCTGGATTACATCTCGATTCCACATCTACATTCCAATGGTCGTATAATTTTTTAAATCCACAACCCATGTTTAATTTACGCGATTCAGGCAACATAATCATTTTTTCCTTATTTTAATAATTGTTTCGCCAGGTTGATCATATGCATAAAATCCTGTTTGAATAATTGCAATATCATCTGATCTAATCATGACATCTGCACTTTCGAAAATCCCCCTAGACAGCACATTTGTAAATAATTTTCTTGCAGCCGCAGGATCTATTGAATAGGCATGTGCACGATTTATAAAATTCCAATTTTTGTTGATACCACTGAATGTCGGTATGATACCTTGATTTTCTTTGGAGTTTTTTAAATTATCCTGTGATCCCAAATAGTCTATGCCATTGTAAATTCTGTGTTCTAAATAGGGTTTCAGCATGATGGCATCATGCTCCAATATCACTATGGGTCGATCTTGTTCCATGCATTTGACCCACAATGATATATGACTGAGACTGCATGCTATTTCGGCCAAACTTTGATAATGATCTGTGACTTTGAGCCATTTATACCAACTTTGATTTCTGATCAAACTGGGCACTACTAGTTCATTGCCAGTCCCGTTGAATCCTTCCCACAACTCAGCTGAATAATTTATTTTTTTACAACTTTCCAAACATCTATTGGCCAAATTTACAGATATATGGCTGTCAGGCACGTATATGATATATGCATTTTCTATTTTTAGATTATAACTATTATACAAAAATTTTACCGATTCAGGACTATTCATATTATGATTGTTTAAAATTATACGATATGCTGATTCGAATTTGATCAGATTCGTGTCTTTCCACTGCATGATTGAGATAACTGGGGAAAATTATCAACATGCCGGGAATTGACTGACACTGTATTTGATCAACCATTTCCTGTTTTACCACAGTTTTTTTAACATGATACATGTTGTTGATGGGAGTGTTGAAAAAAATTCTAGCACCACGGCTGTCACAGCATAACACATATATTGCGAGTACCACACTGGTGGGGTGCACATGATTTTCCTGAAAATCATGTTTTCTGTAAATATTAAACCAAGACCCATTGTTGGTCAAATTTTGAGATTGTATATTCAAGCGATTGCAATAATACTCAACTGATGTTCGAACCCATTGATTTAACTTTGAAAAATTTGCATCTGAGAAAATATCATATTGTCCATTGCTGGTGTTGTATGTTTTGTTGGACAGCCATCCAGTGCCCCCAGTGGCAATTTCTGTGCTCAATTGTAAACAATGATCTACTAATTCTTTTTCCATACTGGCGTGATCGGGGTTGGTTATATTTCCAATCACTGTGGGGAAAAAAGAATCTAGATTCATTATACCCATGCATTCCAAAAAATTTCTCTATTGTATTGTTCAAATAAATCCAACCCCAAGTATTCAACACAATTCACGGTGGTTTTGGAAATTGTTGGTTTGATCTTGTGTAGATTCGGTAATCCCACTGCTAGATCGTTATATACTTCATCTTGTGATATGTTGTCAAAATCGTGAGCAAACTCAGTTAACTCAAAAAACTCATAGATTCTTTTCATTTGGCTTCTGGGACTATTACAAAATCTATTGTAGTCTACAAATAAAAATCTATCCAAATAACCCATGATAATTGCATCTTTGATATGGCGATGTGCCATGCCCATTGCACCATCTGGTCCAGCATAATAGTATGCTCTTGATGCAATATTGGAACTTTCTTTGAGTTGTTGATCTGCACGAGTAAAAAACAAAGGATTTTCTTTTCTTAGTCGTTCAAAGGAGGTCAATATTTCAGCTGGATTTCTAACACAGACAATTATTTTGACTTGACGTTGTATGACCGATTCTATGACAGGTATCAAAGGTATCCAACCTCGATCTTTGTCAAAAATAATATTTTTGTCTATATGACTGTAGTATCCTTGAAGAACTCCGGTCAAAACTCCTGTTTTGGCAGAGGAATTTTTATATTCTTGATTTGATTCAAATTGATTCCAGTTGGCGTTGATTGTTCCAACCAACGATGCCAACGAACTGACCGATTCGCCGTGTATTTCGGGATTTTGTTTTAGAATATTGGCAATAAGCGTGGACCCGGATCTTGGCAATCCGGAAATAAAATGCAAAACTTTCATGAAATTACCTTATCGAAAAATGTGAAAATATTTATTATTTTATTCTGTCACTTCTATATTTTTTTCTTTGGAAATTTCAACAACAGTTCGTCCCTTACCTGTTGAAAAGTATCAGTCCATTGACCGAATTTATTTTGTCTATAAACCACAGTTTGTTCGCTGTACCAAGGACTGTGTCGATCACCATGTGCCCAAATATGATAAGGTAATATGGGAACAATCACCCAGGTTGGTTTGCCCATGGCCGATGCCAAATGAGCGATACTGGTGCAACTGGTGATTATCAAATCTAAATTTTCTATGGCAGCAGCAGTGTCTTCCCAACTTATTAATATGTGATTGAGATCTTGTATTTCACTGGGCAATTCTCTTAGATCATTGTCTCTTTGTAGACTATAAAATTGAATATGATCATTGTCTTTGTGTAGATCAATTAACATCTCTGGAGGAAATATTCTGAATTGTTGATGCTCAAATTTTGGATTACCACTCCAACGAATACCCACTTTGAACTTGTCAGATTTGATTATGGATTTCCATATTTCCACACTGTCAGGTTTGGCAAAAATATAAGGCTCATTGGGCATGTTTTCTGCTGTATGACCAAATATCCAACTGCAACTAAAGCCCGGTATCCAAAAATCATGATAGGTCATTTCAACTTGATCCAGAGTGATACACTGATCTACACCAGGTATTCTCATAAAAATACTATGCACTGTTTTGTCACAACATAATATGCATTTACCACCGCGAGTCCATACTTCGGTTGCAAATCTTGCTTGTATGATATTGTCACCATAACCGGCCTCTAAGTTTATGATCAGCGTTTTTCCTTTGAGATCACTGCCATCCCATATGGGTTTATTGGTGTTTAATTTTGGCGCACCATAGACATTGAGTGATCTGCCATACTCTAGACATTGAAATCCTTCTTGAAATTTGCCTTGGTGTATTAAAAACCAACCTCTATTGAATTTTGCTCGACGATCATCAGGATACAATTTTTCTAGTTCTTCGGCAATACGCCACCCTTCATCAAAACGCCCACGAATCATTAAATTTAACTGCTGATCTATTAAATGCATATAATTTTTCCATCAAGATTTGATATATTTATTGTCGATTAATACAATATTCCAATATTTATTGTGAATAATTCCACGGAAAAATATCATTTGTGGTCAAACCACCGGTGTGTTCGAGACCTGCCGAAACCACAGTCCAACTGCTGCTGCCTACTTGAACCGGGCTGCTGCGATCCACTGTGTCTCCAAGTCCCAATTGCCCCGACGGATTAGCGCCCCAGGTGAACAATCCACTATCACTCCGTAACGCAGCGGTATGTGTGCCACCGGCTGAAACCGCTGTCCAACTGCTGCTGCCTACTTGAACTGGACTGGATTTATCGACAGTGCTACCATCACCTAATTGTCCACTGGTGTTTAGTCCCCAAGTAAACAATGTTCCACCACTCCGTATGGCTGCGGTATGTGTGCCACCTGCAGAAACCACAGTCCAACTGCTGCTGCCTACTTGCACTGGACTGGATCGGTTGGCGGTGGCATCATCACCTAATCGACCACTGGTGCCCGATCCCCAGGTGAATAATCCCCCATCGCTGCGTAACGCAGCGGTATGCAAGTCACCGGCTGAAACCACAGTCCAACTGCTGCTGCCCACTTGAACCGGGCTGCTGCGATTAGCTGTGTTACCATCGCCCAATCGACCTGATCCACCAGCACCCCAGGTGAATAATCTACCATCACCCCGTAACGCAGCGGTATGAGTGCCACCGGCTGAAACCGCAGTCCAACTGCTGCTGCCGATCTGCACTGGACTTGATTTGTTGTCAGTGGTGCCATCACCTAATCGACCTGATCCACCAGCACCCCAGGTGAATAATCCCCCGTCACTGCGTAACGCAGCGGTATGAGAGCCACCTGCAGAAACTGCAGTCCAACTGCTGCTGCCGATCTGCACTGGACTGCTGCGAACCACTGTGGTGCCATCGCCCAATCGACCAAAAGCACCAGCACCCCAGGTGAATAATCCCCCGTCACTGCGTATGGCAGCGGTATGAGAGCCACCTGCACTGACTGCTCGCCAGGACGTTACTGTATTACCGCCTCCTATTAGAACAGGGCTGGATTGATTGCTGATAGATGGAAGTAGTGTTATGTTTCCGATAAAAACCGGACTGCTGCGGTTGATTATAAAATTGTCACCCAACTGCCCCGACCCACCGGCACCCCAGGTGAATAATCCACTGTCACCTCGTAACGCAGCGGTATGAGAGCCACCTGCTGAAACCACAGTCCAACTACTGCTGCCCACTTGTACTGGGCTGCTGCGAGCCACTGCGTCCCCGCCACCTAATCGGCCATCGGTGCCTAATCCCCAGGTGAATAATCCACTGTCATCTCGTAATGCAGCGGTATGAGAGCCACCAGCTGAAACCACAGTCCAACTACTGCTGCCCACTTGAACCGGACTGCTGCGACTCACTGTGTTCCCAAGACCCAATCGCCCATTGGTGCCGAGCCCCCAGGTGAATAATCCACTATCACTCCGTATAGCTGCAGTATGATCTTGACCAGCACTGACCACAGTCCAACTACTGCTGCTTACTTGAACTGGGCTACTTTCACTGAATGACTTGACCAATACTGGACTGTTTCTCGAGACCGTGTCATCAAGACCTAATCGACCAAATAATCCATCACCCCAGGTAAACAACGAGCCACCATTTCTGATGGCTGCGGTATGTGTGCCACCAGCTGAAACCACAGTCCAACTACTGCTGCCCACTTGTACTGGGCTTGATTCGCTGCTAGTGCTACCAAGACCTAATCGCCCATCGCTGCCGAGTCCCCAGGTGAATAATCCACCATCACCCCGTATGGCTGCAGTATGATCTTGACCAGCACTGACCACAGTCCAACTACTGCTGCCCACTTGAACCGGACTGCTGCGACTCACTGTGTTCCCAAGACCCAATCGCCCAAAGGTGCCTAATCCCCAGGTGAATAATCCACTATCACTCCGTATAGCTGCAGTATGATCTTGACCAGCACTGACCACAGTCCAACTACTGCTGCCCACTTGAACTGGGCTACTTTCACTGAATGACTTGACCAATACTGGACTGTCTCTCGAGGCAGTGGTGTCATCGCCCAATCGACCAAAATCACCATTTCCCCAGGTGAATAATCCACCATCACCCCGTATGGCTGCGGTGTGTGCGTTACCTGCAGAAACCACAGTCCAACTGCTGCTGCCCACTTGAACCGGGCTGCTGCGATTAGCTGTGTTACTAAGACCTAATCGACCAAAAGAACCAGCACCCCAGGTGAATAATCCCCCGTCACCTCGTAACGCAGCGGTGTGTGCGAGACCTGCCGAAACCACAGTCCAACTGCTGCTGCCTACTTGAACTGGACTGCTGCGATCCGCTGTGTCCCCAAGACCTAATTGACCACTAAATCCAAATCCCCAAGTAAACAATGAGCCACCACTTCTGATGGCTGAAGTATGTGTGCCACCGGCACTGACCACTGTCCAACTACTGCTGCCCACTTGAACTGGGCTACTTTCACTCAGTGCCTTGACCAATACTGGACTGGATCTGCTGAAAGCGGTGTCACCACCTAATCGACCTGATCCACCATCACCCCAGGTAAACAACGAGCCACCACTTCTGATGGCTGCGGTATGAGAGCCACCTGCAGAAACCACAGTCCAACTGCTGCTGCCGATCTGCACTGGACTGGATTTGCTGACAGTGCTACCATCACCTAATCGCCCATCGCTGCCGAGCCCCCAGGTGAATAATCCACTGTCACCTCGTAACGCAGCGGTGTGTGCGAGACCTGCCGAAACCACAGTCCAACTGCTGCTGCCTACTTGAACCGGGCTGCTGCGATCTACTGTGTCTCCAAGACCCAATTGCCCCGACGGATTAGCGCCCCAGGTAAACAACGAGCCACCACTTCTGATGGCTGAAGTATGTGTGCCACCGGCACTGACCACTGTCCAACTACTGCTGCCCACTTGAACTGGGCTATTTGCACTCAGTGCCTTGACCAATACTGGACTGGATTTGTTGACAGTGCTACCATCACCTAATTGACCTGCTCCACCAACACCCCAGGTGAACAATGTACCATCATTTAGTTTAGCTGCAGTATGCACACCAACTGAGACCGCAGCCCAACTGCTGCTGCCTATTTGCACTGGACTGGATTTGCTGTTAGTGCTATTATCACCTAATCGACCTGTTCCACCTTGCCCCCAGGTGAACAATCCACCATCGCTGCGTATGGCTGCAGTATTTGCGTCACCGGCTGAAACCACAGTCCAACTGCTGCTGCCCACTTGAACCGGGCTGCTGCGATCCGCTGTGTCATTAAGACCCAATCGACCAATTAATCCTTCTCCCCAGGTGAATAATCCACCACCACTTCTGATGGCTGCGGTGTGTTCTTCACCTGCCGAAACCACAGTCCAACTACTGCTGCCGATCTGCACTGGACTTGATTTGCTGACCCTGGTGTCATCGCCCAATCGACCAAAACCACCATTACCCCAGGTGAACAATCCACCATCGCTGCGTAACGCAGCGGTATGAGCGCCACCTGCTGAAACCACAGTCCAACTGCTGCTGCCTACTTGAACCGGGCTGCTGCGATCCACTGTGTTCCCATCGCCCAATCGACCTGATCCACCAGCACCCCAGGTAAACAACGAGCCACCACTTCTGATGGCTGCGGTATGTGTGCCACCAGCTGAAACCACAGTCCAACTACTGCTGCCCACTTGAACCGGGCTGCTGCGATTAGCTACGCCATCGCCTAATCGACCTGATCCACCAGCACCCCAGGTGAATAATCCACTATCACTGCGTAACGCAGCGGTATGAGAGGCACCTGCTGAAACTGCAGTCCAACTACTGCTGCCTATTTGAATCGGCACGGATTGACTGGCAGTGGTACCATCACCCAATCGACCAAAGGTGCCTAATCCCCAGGTAAACAATAGACCATCACCCCGTATGGCTGCAGTATGAGAGGCACCTGCTGAAATCGCGGTCCAACTGAATCCTTCAAAGCCCAACTGCCCACTGGTGTTTAACCCCCAGGTGAATAATCTACCATCACCCCGTAACGCAGCGGTATGAGTGCCACCGGCTGAAACCGCAGTCCAACTGCTGCTGCCTACTTGAACTGGGCTGCTGCGATTAGCTGTGTCTCCAAGACCTAATCGACCATTGCCACCATTACCCCAGGTAAACAACGAGCCACCACTTCTGATGACTGCGGTATGAATGTCACCGGCTGAAACCACAGTCCAACTGCTGCTGCCCACTTGAACCGGGCTGCTGCGATTAGCTGTGTCTCCAAGTCCCAATTGCCCCGACGGATTAGCGCCCCAGGTGAATAATCTACCATCACCCCGTAACGCAGCGGTATGTGTGCCACCTGCAGAAACCACAGTCCAACTGCTGCTGCCTATTTGAATCGGCACGGATTGACTAACAGTGGTACCATCACCTAATTGTCCATTGGTGCCTAATCCCCAGGTGAACAACCGGCTATCACTGCGTATGGCTGCAGTATGTGCGCCACCTGCTGAAATCGCGGTCCAACTGAATGCATCAAAGCCCAACTGCCCACTGGTGTTTAGTCCCCAGGTGAACAATAGACCATCACCCCGTAACGCAGCGGTATGTGTGCCACCGGCTGACACCACAGTCCAACTGCTGCTGCCCACTTGAACTGGACTGCTGCGATCCACTGTGGCACCATCGCCCAATCGCCCACTGCTGCCAAACCCCCAGGTGAACAATAGACCATCACCCCGTATGGCAGCGGTATGTGTGCCACCGGCTGAAACCGCAGTCCAACTGCTGCTGCCTACTTGAACCGGGCTGCTGCGATTAGCTGTGTCTCCAAGTCCTAATCGACCATTGCCACCAAACCCCCAGGTGAACAATCCACCATCACCCCGTAACGCAGCGGTATGAAAGTCACCGGCTGAAACCACAGTCCAACTGCTGCCGCCCACTTGAATCGGCACGGATTGACTGACAGTGGTACCATCACCTAATTGTCCACTGGTGTTTAGTCCCCAGGTGAACAACCGGCTATCACTGCGTATGGCTGCAGTATGTGTGCCACCTGCTGAAATCGCGGTCCAACTGAATGCATCAAAGCCCAACTGCCCACTGGTGTTTAGTCCCCAGGTAAACAATAGACCATCACCCCGTAACGCAGCGGTATGTGTGCCACCGGCACTGACCGCAGTCCAACTGCTGCTGCCTACTTGCACTGGACTGGATCGGTTGGCCGTGGCACCATCGCCCAATCGCCCACTGCCACCATTACCCCAGGTGAACAATCCACCATCGCTGCGTAACGCAGCGGTATGAGCGCCACCTGCTGAAACCACAGTCCAACTGCTGCTGCCCACTTGAACCGGGCTGCTGCGATTAGCTGTGTTACCATCGCCCAATCGACCTGATCCACCATCACCCCAGGTGAATAATCCACCATCATCTCGTAACGCAGCGGTGTGTGCGAGACCTGCCGAGACCACAGTCCAACTGCTGCTGCCTATTTGAACTGGACTGGATTTAGCGACAGTGCTACCATCACCTAATTGTCCACTGGTGTTTAGTCCCCAGGTAAACAACAGGCTATCACCCCGTATGGCTGCAGTATGTGCGCCACCGGCCGAAACTGCAATCCAACTGTATGTATCAAAGCCCAACTGCCCACTGGTGTTTAGTCCCCAGGTAAACAATAGACCATCACCCCGTAAGGCTGCGGTGTGTGTGCCACCAGCCGAAACCGCAGTCCAACTGCTGCTGCCTATTTGCACTGGACTGGATCGGTTGGCTGCGGTTTCGTCACCCAACTGTCCATTGGTGCCCGATCCCCAGGTGAATAACGAGCCACCACTCCTGATGGCTGCGGTGTGTTCGAAACCTGCAGAAACCGCAGTCCAACTGCTGCTGCCGATTTGCACCGGACTGCTACGAGCTACTATATCCCCAAGACCCAATCGACCTAATGTGCCGAGCCCCCAGGTGAATAATCCACCATCACCCCGTATGGCTGCAGTATATTGATCACCGGCCGAAACCACTGTCCAACTACTGCTACCTATTTGCACCGGGCTGCTTCGATTCGCTGTGTCTCCAGTGCCCAATTGACCGTTTGTACCTGCTCCCCAAGCAAACAACAGCCCATCATTTCTTATTGCTGCAGTATGCACACCACCGGCCGAAACTGCAGTCCAACTGTATGCCGGTCCCAGATATTCGACATAACCCAGCCGGCCCAATGATCCCAATCCCCATGTGTATAAAAATAATGTGGCACCAACAGAACCGGCTGCTGCAAATAATTGACCTATGTCCGTGTTGTTGCTTTGATAATCAGTGGTGCCATAGGGGGTTCCTTCGGATGCATTGGCATAAAAATTAGATATGTCTGTGCCTGCACTCAGATAACCCACATCTGCCCGTTTGGCTGTATCACCGATGGGCTCAAACAACGAATCTAAATCAATGTTATTAACTAGATAATTAGACGGCATAATTTAAAATCAATATTCAGGCCAAATGATATTTGATAAATCTTCCTGGTTGGTTATGTCTGCCAAGGCTTGCATGTAATTATCAAGGTTTTCCAATGAATCGGTTGTTGGTAACCCTAACCTAATTTGCCTATGATAACGAGTATATCTCCATTCAAAATCACGCATTTTTTCATCGCGAACTATTCTTATTTCTTTTAATAGGTCGTCTCTGGTGGGCACATATATGACTTTTTCCAGTATTTCTCTTTGTTCAATCACTTGATTATTTTCCACTCGGTAACTGGGAAAATCACTCAAGTAATGTGTGTCAGAATCGTATTGATACTGAGATTTGACAATTTTTACAAAATTATTGTCTCTCATATACTGTTCATCATTTTGACATCTGATATCAAATTGATTTATTCCATCCCAGAACTTGGGTATGAGATCATATACCCCTTTGACTTCGCCTTCAACTAAATTTGCATATACAGTCATTGTTCCTCCCTTTGTTTGATTTTTAATTCATTGATTTGACATTGCTGTTCTTTGATTGCTTCGATTAATAAACCGATTATACTGTCATAATTTACACTCTTGACACCACCGCTGTCAGTATTTACAATTTCCGGTACCACTTTTTCAATCTCTTGAGCGATAATACCAATTGATTTGTTTTTGTTGTCCTTCCAAACAAAACTTACACCTCGCATTCTTAGAACTTTTTCTAAAGAATTGGCAATAGTTTCTATATTTTCCTTGCTATTTATGTCAGACAAAGTATTGAAAATTGTGGCATTCAAAGTACCTGTACTGGGATTAAAATATAGTTTGGTGGTAGTAACTTTTGGTGTTTCTGAATTGCCTGCCGATGCCACAAATACTGGATAGAAACTGGCGTTGGTAGTGGTATCGTTGGTGGCAGTCAACGCATTGCCTGGACCGGATATACCTTGTATCCCTTGTGTGCCCTGTGTGCCCTGTGTACCTTCAGTGCCTTGTGTGCCTTGTGTGCCTTGTGTACCTTGTGTGCCTGTTCCGCTTGTTCCTTGTGTGCCGGTTGTTCCTTGACTTCCTGATCCGTCCAGACCCTGTATGCCCTGTGTGCCCTGTGTGCCTGTTCCACTTGTGCCTTGGATACCCTGTGTGCCCTGTGTACCTGCTCCAGTAATACCTTGTATGCCCTGTGTACCCTCGGTGCCCTGTGTACCCTGTGTACCTGCTCCGTCCAGACCCTGTATGCCCTGTGTGCCCTGTGTACCTGCTCCAGTGATGCCCTGTGTGCCCTGTGTGCCCTGTGTGCCTGTTCCACTTGTGCCTTGGATACCCTGTGTACCCTGTGTGCCTGTTCCAGTGATACCCTGTATGCCCTGTGTACCTTCGGTTCCCTGTGTACCCTGTGTACCTGCTCCAGTGATACCCTGTATGCCCTGTGTACCTTGACTGCCTACACCATCAATGCCCTGTATGCCCTGTGTGCCTTGTGTACCTTGTGCACCTTCGGTGCCCTGTGTGCCTTGTGTACCTTCAGTGCCCTGTGTACCCTGTGTACCTGCTCCAGTGATGCCCTGTATGCCCTGTGTGCCCTGTGTGCCTGTTCCACTTGTGCCTTGGATACCCTGTGTGCCCTGTGTGCCCTGTGTGCCCTGTATACCTGCTCCGTCCAGACCCTGTATGCCCTGTGTACCCTGTATACCTGCTCCGTCCAGACCCTGTATGCCCTGTGTACCCTGTGTACCTGCTCCGTCCAGACCCTGTATGCCCTGTGTACCCTGTGTACCTGCTCCAGTGATGCCCTGTGTGCCCTGTGTGCCTTGTGTACCTGCTCCAGTGATACCCTGTGTGCCCTGTGTACCTTGTGCACCTTCAGTGCCCTGTGTGCCCTGTGTGCCCTGTGTACCTTCAGTGCCTTGTGTACCTTCAGTGCCCTGTGTGCCCTGTGTACCTTCAGTGCCCTGTGTGCCCTGTGTACCTTGTGCACCTTCAGTGCCTTGTGTGCCCTGTGTACCCTTCTTTT